CCAACACAATCGTCGTATCATCAACAACGACATATTATATGATTACAAGATGCCTATTTGGAACAGCATCGAGATTTCAATTCGTAAATAGCAATTCTGCCTTTCAGGCGACGAGAATCGCATAATTCGCAATTCCGCTTGCTGTCGGAATTTATTTTCTACAACATATATATATAATGGAAAGCTATATAAATGTTGAACCTTGCGATTTAATACAAATAATTAGCAAAATTAAAATTACAGTTTTAAACATCAATTTAAATGAAAGTGCTACAATTCAATGCGAATGTTATTCAGATGACAATAAATTTTTAGTTAGTTATATTTATGAGTTAAGACAACCAGAATATAGCGAATGGTATAATGATTATTGGTTAATACATCATACTATGGAAAAATATGGATTTACGATGAAAGGCAACGCTAGTATTTAAATTTTAACCATTACTATCACTTCTTTTCTATTATTACTCTTTTTATTGTAAAATCGAATTCGAAATATTCTTCGACGCCATCGTGACCAAATTCTTTGATGAAATCGAATCTCAACTCATCAATTTTGTTATCAGCAAAACATTCTGCTTCTAAAAATGTATCGAATGGTCCAAAAGGTTCGGAAAATATTTCTTGATTGTAATCAACAAAACAAACAGATAATAAATATTTTTCAGTCATAATTATATATTATACAAGAAAAATATTTATTCGAAAGTTGGCCTTTCATTTAGTGGGATTCGGCATATAGGGTCTTCAAATTTCTTTAAATTCATATTAGTGTAGGCATTCATTTCACTCTTTAAATTATTGATTATTTCTTCAGTAGTTGCTATTTGTGTTTCGGATAGCATATGTCTGTATCTATCCAAAAATATTAAATAAGTCAAAGGACTTTTATGGGTCAATAAATCACAACTTGCCATAATCTCATTTAAACAATTTTCAATTTCAAATTTATCCATTATACATTGTATTAAGAAAAAAAAATGTACCTTTCGTAAAAATTATTTTCTAAATACAATATATAATGTCCAAAAGAATTAAATCGTCTAAATTAGAGCAACCAGAACCAGAACAACCAGAACCAGAACAACCAGAGCAATCAGACGAAATCGAACAACCTCAAGAAGTTGTTGTCAATGAAAGTGTCAGAGTTTGTATCAGTTGCGGTTCATCAGCAAATTTATTTAAAACGAAAGCTCATAAAAGATGTATTGAATGTCTCAATTTAAGACCAGCAAAAACTGAAAAACAATTAAAATCATTCGAGAAGGCAAGAGAGAAGAGAATGGAAAATATTGAAAGAAGAAAAAAAGAAATTGAAGAACTTGAAAAACAAGCCCAATGTGAATTAGACAAAAAAATAATTAATAAAGCAATCAGCATCAAAAAGAAAATGATTAAACAAAATGCCCAGTTAGACGAAATTAGCGATGATGATACTCCACTTGAGGAAGTGATCGAACTTGCTAGAAAAAAACCAACCCAAGCTAAAAAACCAAAGTCAGTTAAACGAGTAAAAGTTTCTGATGTATCCGAGCAATACGAACCTGAACCTCAATATCAACAACCACAATATGTTCCACAAATTAGAACATTTAATTTCCTTTAGAGTCATTAATAATTTTCATTAACGATGAATGCTTTTTAGTATTTAGATGAATTGGCATATTATGTTTGAATATTTCACATCCACATTCGCAAATTACTTTAACTTTTTTCATTTTACTTTTTTCTAAAATTTTATCTCTATTTTGCTCTCTATATTTTTTTTGCTTGTCTAATAATCCATCTCTATTTTCATCGTAATATATTTTCTTGTATTCTTGGTCACTTCTAGTTGGAATACTACAATTTAAATTAGCATTTAAATTTTCAATCCAATATCTTTCTCTTTGATGTGCTTGTAATTTATTTTCGCAAGGATATTTTTCTATTTGTATCATATCCCAATTGTCGAAACTTCCATTTTCACGTATGAATGAATATACGTTAAAATTGTAACATTTTTTATTTTCATTTTCACAATCGGATTTATGTTCCCATTTTCTTCTTCTGAAATTAGTAGTGTGACCAACATAAATATTTTTTATTTCTGGATTTTTACAACATAATTTATAAATGATAGTTTCTCCGTAATTTACCATTTTGTTTTATAATGTTTTAAAATAATTAATTTTTAAATTGTTTATAATATCAATAATATTACACTCGTGGCTATTCCTTTCGAAGCGTAGTGCATTATTAAATATTTGAACACTTCATGAAAAATATAATTTATGATTTCATTTATGTAATCTATTTCTCATAAAAATCTTCTGCTGAACCACTCCCAAATAATCATTCTAGCTTTGTAATTCAATTCAACCTTTTTGATTAATTGATTTTCGTGTGCGAAGTCAATCTGCGATTTGATTTGATTTAATTCTAATTCAGTTAGAACGTTATTGAACACTGTAGATAAAATATCAACGACAAATTCTTTTTTGTCAATATTATATTTTTTCTTAACAAGTTCTTCAACGCAATAACACACAAATAAAATTAATTCATTATCGATGTGCTGATTTTCTCGCAACTTGGACATATCAATATCTCTTTGGATTTTATCAACTATACATTGCTTAATAGTATGAAGTTTTTCTTTCTTACGAAGGCTGTTTTTAGTCTTGATATAATGTAAAGGGTTAGACATTATTATACACTTTATCTTGAAAATATTTCATTCAAAATAAAGATTATATTTTTATTGTTTATACCATTTTATATAAAATTACCTCCGATGATTTATTGTAAAATTCTAACTTCGCGGGTATTGACGTCAATCTCGATGAGAGCATCATAAATCGCGAATAATCTAACTTGACAAGCTTGACTGGTAGCAGTATTAATATTAATTCTTGCGTTGATTGGTGATAGAAGTGATGAGACACCAGTAAGCATACTTGAACTAGAAGGCACTCTTTCGCAATTCGAAGCACAATAAAAAGTGGCAGGTGCTGTAGCTGAATCTCCGAAAGGAGAAGCATTACCATATGAAGTGCTAGTTACATCCCATGTAGCTGGAGTAATTCCGAGAGAAGAAGAAATTATATTTCTATTACCAAATAAAGCTAAACATAACTCGCTAATTAGACCAGCTTTATTATTTACAGTTGATAAAGGACGAGGAGGATACAAAACACCTCCAATTTCGAATTGGTAATCTCCATTACTCGACGTGACGTCTATTGAAGAATGCTTACCACAACCAGTAGCTGGACCTGGAGCGACAGCTGGAGAATTATGGAGAAACAACGATTTTATTGAGGCTAATCTATAGTTGAATGGAAGTTGATACGAACCAGATGCTCCGTTAGGTAAAGGTTGAGAACCAGTAGCAACAGAAGAAGATTTTAAAACAATTTTTCCTGATTGATTTGCTAAAGAAGCGTAATATTGTTCGACAGCTGGATCGAAGTTAATTACGTCGTAGCACAATTCAACGTTAGTCAAAGTATAACCAGTTGGAATTCCAGTTGAATGGAACATATTAGCAATTGTATCTAAAGTTAAAATCATTCTGACAGCACCAAACATAAACAATGGAACGTAAGATTCAGATTGAGATAAAATACAAGGAAGAGGAGCACTAAAACTCGCCACATCTGGACCAATTGCTATTGTTCTACCATTCACGTTATTAAAATTAAATGGAGTTACAGTTGACGTAGCACCATAACCGAGAGAACGAGCCAAACCAGCTTTAGAAGAAACATCAAGTTTGACGTTAACCATATCTTCACAGTATAAGTTGTAATCTGTGATTGTTTCGACGACTTGTGAGTTGAAAAGCATTTGAAATTGAACAAATGGACTGTATACTGGACATCCAATCATCAATCCAGCTGCGGCATTTCCAGTTGTAGTAAATCTGTAGCGAATATATAGAGAATTTGGATTTAAAAATCCACGACCTGTGACTAAATCGAAAATTATTTGTTGATTTTCAGTAAAGGATGCCCCGTTGATTGGATTGGCAACTAATGAATTACAGGATGTTGAAGGGGGTAATTGACCCATTTGTTTTGGAGCTACTTCTACGGGAATAGACATTATATATTTTATGATGACATAAAAAGACTTTCAAAATAAGAAATAACTGAAATTCCTTAATCAAAATAATTCGGATTAGTTCTAATTAAAAAATCCAAATCTGAAACATTTTCATCTTCATTACTCTCCTCGATTGTTTGTTGTGTTATTTTTCCATCTTCGCCAACTATAGTTATTTTTTTAACTGCGTTGTATTGTCCTTTCCTATATAAACTTAAAACGAAAGTCATAGACCAATCACAATTATTAAAATTCACTAAAGAACCGAATTCATCTGTAATGCGTATGTCGATGTTATTCATTTCGAATACCCTTAATTTCGAACCACTTTCATCATTTGTATTATAATAATTTATCTGCCCCCACGGAGGCTGATCATTTATCACTGTTCCAATCAATGCTGTAGTAGCATATCCTGCTGTATCCAAATTCGAACTGCTAAACTGTGGGCAATATATTTTTAATTTCTTAATTCCTAAAAGATTTAAAGCGAAAGGAGCAACTAAAATATTTGCTGTTGGAAAATAATCAGTTTTATAATCAAATCCTAAAACTCTAAAGCAAGTGGATAAAGAATGATTGATACTATAAAAAACTCTTCCGCTTGTAGAATTATATTCCATCGTCATAATTCCATTAATTTCATTCAAAGTTAAAACGAAAGTGTGACCATTGGCTGTGAATAAATCTTTCATTGCTGTAAATAATGTTTTATAATCATAATTGCCTACTGGAATGGTTATAGAATAATTAGTATAAACTCCGTGATGTTCTATGGTATAATTAAAAATGTGGTTCGAGTAATTGATGATATAAAAACTGACTGGAAATACTGCCGACTCGAGACAACCTTCTAAAAATTCTACGTCATCATCTCTCGAAATTATATTCGGAAATGAAAATGTTAAATCAGATAGGAATGAACTATTTCTGAAAATAGTTGCGTCATTGCTATTAACATTAATAATTTTTTTCTCTTTAATTAATTCAGTCATTTATATATCATCACATAATAATTTTAAAAATCTTGTAATTTGATGTTCGGTTCATCTTTTTCTTCATCTTCATCTCCTTCTTGAATTGGTTGTAATTTTCTTTTTGCTTTTTCTTCTTCTATCACTGACTCATAAAAGTCAATTCTGCTTTGAGCATCTTCAATATCTTGTTGATAATCTTCCACCGAATATCCATCTTTATCAACAAACATTCCAGATTTTTTAATTTCTCTTATGCTAGCCTTGAATCCTTTTATGTTAGCTTTTTCTTTTTTTATTTCTGCGTCAGCTTCTCTTTCTACTTCACTTTTATTTCCAGAACCTTTTGGACGTCCAGAACCTTTTTTCCTAATTTTTTGCTTTTCTTCGACTTGTTTTCTAATTACGACGGCGTTTTCGAAACTCTTTTCTTCTTCATCTTCTTCATCATCTTTTGGAGGTGGAGTTGGTTCAACTGCTGGAGATGTTTCAACTACTGGAGGTGGAGTTGGTTCAACTACTGGAGATGGAGGTTGAATTAAAATTTCAGGTTTCTTCGGAACTATTGCTTTAGAAAATTCATCTAACCAATCGTCGTCATCTTCTTCTTCTTCTTCATCATCTTCCTTTTTATTTCTATCTAAAAATTGACTTCTTTTAATAATTTCTTGTTCAACTTGTCCCAATCTTCCCTTCAATTGTTTTTTATTTAATTCTCTTTGTTTTTCAATAATATCTTCTATGTTGGGTCTATCTTCTTTTTCTAATTCTTTCTCTCTTTGTTTTATTCTTTCATAAAGGTTTTGTGTTTGTGTTGTTCCCTTCGTTTCAGTGGTTGTTCTAGTCAATTCGCTAATATCAGTTATATCAGAAACTTCACTTGGTGCATAATTTTTTGCTACGGAGGCGTCTCTCAATTGATTTAATTGTTTTAAACTTTCTTGAGTTAAAGCAACTTGCTTAACTGGAACTATTCTATCCAACACTTCTTTTGGAAGTGGAGGAGCTTGAGGAACTGGAAGTAAAGGAGGAGGAGGTATTGGTCTTTGCGTTCTTATTGGTTTGCTCAATGTCGATGAAATAGCAGATTGTATATCTTGTGTTGGAGATATGAAATCTTTAAAAAGTGGTGTGTAATCTTCTGTTTGTGTTCCAAATTCGAATGTTGTCGGAGGTGGTGGAGTAATAAATTTAATATCAGTTTGTGTGCTTTCATCGCTTAAAGCAGAAGAAAAAGCAGATGGCATTAAATCTGTTTGTGTTCCAAATTCGAATGTTGTCGGAGGAGCAACTGCTCTCTTAGGTGGAGGAGGAGGAATTGCTCTAGGAGGTGGTGGAGGAATGAATATAATGTCAGTTTGTGTGCTTTCATCGCTTAAAGCAGAAGAAAAAGCAGATGGTATTAAATCTGTTTGCGTTCCAAAATTAAATGTAATTGGAGGAGGAAGAGGAGCTACTTTTGGAGGTGGAGGAGGAGGAGGAGGGCGTTTGCGTAAAGGAGGAGGAGGAGGAGGAATAGGTGGTGGAGAAATTACTGGAGGTGTAGTTATTGGTAATGTCGGAGTTGATATTGGAGTTATTGGTAATGTTGGAGTTGATATTGGAGTTATTGGTAATGTCGAAGTAGCCGGAGCAGAAACTGGTAATGTCGGAGCAGAAACTGGAGGAGTAAAATATTGTGCTGGTTGCTGACTTAAAAACATTGGAATATAAGGAGCTTGCTGAATAATTGGAACTTGAACAGGTTGTGTAGTAGGTCGTCTGACACTTTGTTTTCTTGGTTGTCTAGACCTTTGAGCCTTTTCGCCAATTTTAATATTGACTTTAACATTTTGTTGTTGTTGCTGTTGTTGCTTTGCCTTTTTTTGCTTTTGTTTTTGAGTTGTATTTTTTTTAGGAGGCATTATACTAAACATCAATATTTTTATTTTTTTTAATTTATTTTGTATGATTTCAATTCTTCGAATGGATTGATTGGAAATTCAATCTGATTTATTTCTTTTTGTTTGTCGATGAAATATAATAATCTAACTTGTTTTTTAGCATCTGCTAGGGTTGAATGTTTAGAATGAACTTCACCGGTCTTCGAGTTTTTCACTTGATATAAATCTTTATTTCTCAATTTTCTAATTTTATATGGCATAACTTACATATATTGGATAAAATAATTTATCACTCATATATTAATGAATATTGAAATAGTTGAACATAATCATCCGAAATTGAAAATACCAGAATGTGTTTGTGACAACGAGTTAAATCCAATACTAAATAATTATGAGTTGCTTAAAATAGCATTCAACAAACAATCATCAGCAACGTTGATAATTGGAAAGCCTGGACAAGGTAAGACAACATTCGTCCAATCATTATTTAGCACTAAAAAAGGATTGAGGGGAAAGTATTCTAAAATATATTTATTCTGTCCTCCTCGTTCTAGAGAGAGTATGTTGGATGGAGCATTAAATCAAGTTGAAGAGGAAAGAATGTATGACGAATTGAATTATGATAATTTGGAAGAAGTTATGGAAATGTGTAAAATGGATAATGACAACAAATTAAAAACAAAGCTGAAATTTTGTTTAATTTTCGATGATATGGGAGCATACTTAAAAAATAAAGATACGCTAAAATTATTTAATGAGTTGATGATGAATAGGAGACATATGAGAATATCAGTAATATTTTTAGTCCAAACATTTTATTCCGTGAGTAGAGAGATGAGAAGATTATTTACAAATTTTTTCATATTTAAAGTGAATAAAAGAGCATTGATAGAAATATTCGATGAAATTTTAGAAGAACAAAATAAAGAATTAATTAGTGATGTAGCCAAATTAGTTTATGATGAACCACACACATTTTTATACATCAATTCAGACAATGGAAGAATGTTTAAGAATTGGGATGAAATAATTATTAAAGAAGAATAATTCAGACTAACCCTTATTTGAAATTATTTTTTTTGACTTTATAAAATATAATG